TTCCTGCCATACTTTACGTTCCATATCGTTTTGATTGAGCTTCTTTAAAAATGCTTTCAATATATTGTTTATCAATTATTTTAATTTGTCTATTTCTTTCATTTATTTTAAATTCATAATCATATTTTGTTATTCGACTTCTTTCTGTATCATTTAAAGATGACCATGTTTCATTATCAACTACAACTTTTATTTCTCTTACAGAATCTGTTGCTGGCTGTATAATTTGATGATATTCATGAATAACTTTTCTTGCGCGTTCAGCTGTACCATATTTACTTTGAAGTAATTTTCTAAAATCTTGACTGCTCAAAGGCCAATCAAAATAAGGATTAAACATCCTATTTGCTAAAAATATAATCCAATCATATTTAACATCTCCATAAATCAAGAATGATGTTATATCCGGTCTTTCACCGTCTCCAATAGTATGTAGATCAAACGTTACGCCTTTATCTATAACGTTCTGTTTTATTAAATTTCTAACAAATATATCAACTGCTGTTGAGGTATCAAAATATTTACTTTTTGTTATATTATATTCTACTTTTGGTAAATAGCTAAAATAAGACATTAAATTCCCTCTTTGTTAATGGCCGGTCAGAACCATCTCTTTGGTCATGATTATTGTTTCTGTAAATGTAAGGGTCATCTTAATTTCAAACGGTTGATTATTCTCAAAAAAGAATGGAATACCGGCAGCGGCATAATTAACCACACAAGCATTACATACACTATCTGCTATCTTAAAGGGTGATTCTTTCGCCGCTAGCGAAGCTCCTGGTGTTTTTATTCCTCCACTATGACCAAATTTAATTTTGAATTTACTTGGAAATGTAAAAAAGTTTGATCCGGCTCCTCTTTTTGCTTCGGATCCCGAAGAGGTCTGAGCGTTAGATACATGAGCAGATTGATAACCTGGTAGTGTTGCCATCTTAAAGTGCTTTATAATTTCTTGTATCGTTTCCGCTTCTTTTGCTGATTTTGCTATCATGGGAAATTCAAAAGTAAATTTTCTAAACTTTCCAGGTCCTTGATATAATAAAGACATTTTGGGATTAATAGCAATATTTAAACCACCGACAGCTCTTTTTAAAAAATCATTTTTCCTTATCATTTGTGCGACGCCATGCTCTGCTACACTTTCACCAGTACTTTGATTCATTTTTGCTGTAATTCCAGCTAAAGTAGTTGCAACATTTTTTTCTGTGCCTTCGCCCGATGTAAACCATGGCTTTAAGCCACCTGCAACCTTACCGGCTGTTTCAGTTAATACCGTTCCTAATCCCTCTTGTTCAGCGTATATGGCTTCAGAGGTACTAATCATTGCTTGAGCACTCATTGGAAGAGCACACGTAAAATCTGCTGTTGAAGAATATTTTCCTCCAAAGAGCGCGGGATAGGCAGCAAAATCTACCCAATGCTGTTCGGTTCCCTTCATCAAGTCATCTGGATATTGTAAATTAGGTTTTCCTGTTGTTGCCATATAAAATTTTCCTGTTATTCTTGTATAAATAGCCCAATATATTAAATTATTTATAACGAATTGATATGGCTTATAAAGGAAAGTATAAACCTAAAAATCGAAGCAAATATAAAGGTGATCCTACTAAGATAATTTATAGAAGTTTGTGGGAAAGACGCTTTATGGTGTATTGTGATGAGAATCCAAGTATTATTAAATGGGCTAGTGAAGAAGTAGTAATTCCATATAGATCCCCACTTGATAGAAGAATACACAAATACTATCCAGACTTTTGGGTAAAAACTAAAAAACATGACGGTCTTATAGAAATTTCCTTAATTGAAATAAAACCTAAGAAACAAACTGTTCCCCCTAAAGATACCGGCAGAAAACGAAAAACTGGTAGATTTTTATTAGAAATGAAAAGATATGGGGTTAATGAAGCAAAGTGGAAAGCAGCAAGTGCAGTTTGCAAAAAGAAAAATTGGAAATTTGTTATATTAACCGAGGATCAATTATTGTCTAAATAATACATGGCACTAAAACTATCAAAATTAGCAGATAACGCAATTGAATGGTTGCGAGATAAATTTAATACACTTCGTCAGGAATTAACTGTCGGTAGATCACGGATGTCTAAAGATCCATATAAAATTATATCGGAAGGCACTAAAGAAAAAGAAATAAAATTGGGTCATATGTATTTCATGAACTATGATCCTAAATGGAAAAATAAGTTACAATATTATGATAGATTTCCATTAGTTATTCCAATTGAATCTTGGCAAAGGGGTTTTATAGGAATGAATTTTCATTATCTACCGTATGCTTTAAGAGAAGCATTAATGAAGAAATTAATCGCCAGAATTAATTTAAATGAGGATGATTCAAGAACTTATATAGACATTTCTTACAACGATGTAAAACCTTTTATTAAATATAAAGAAGTTAAACCAACCATACATAAATACGATATAACGTACTCTTCAGGTACTTTTATACATGTTACCGCTAATGAATGGAATACAGCGATACATTTACCTGTTGAAGATTTTAGAAAAGCCAGTAAATCACAAGTCTGGATGGATAGTCGAGCAATTATAAAGGCCTTATGAATACGACAGATTTTTTAGCTAAATTAGATGAGTCGGGTGGTATAGCCCCAATGAATAGATTCGTGGCAATGATATCTCCACCGTCAGGGGTTACAAAACCTTCCAATATTTCTTTCTTTTGTAATCAGGCTCCCTTAGGTGCGAGAACAATAGCTACTTCAGATTTGAAACATTATGGTCCTGTTCGTAAAATGGCAAGAGAAAATACTTACACTGAATATCAATTACAATTTATCATTACTAATGCATGGGAAGCCAGAAACTTTTTCATTCAATGGATGGATTTTTGTGTTTCAACTGGAACCGCAAATATGAAATATTTTGATGATTATAAAGGCGATATATCTGTGTTGGCATTTGATCAAACCAATGAATCGCTTAGCAAAGAAGAAGCAACAACAGGCACCCTATATACGGATACATTCCCGATAAACGTTGATGCTGTCACGTTAGGATGGGATCAGAATAACACACTTGGTCAGTTTAATGTAAACTTTGCATGCCATAAATGGACCACGATATAATTTATTGAATTGGAGATATTATGAGTTTACCAGTAATAGATAATCCGACCTATACGATCAAATTACATAGCGTAGATAGGCCGGTTAAATATAGACCTTTTCTTGTTAAAGAAGAAAAGATTTTATTAACAGCGCTTGAAGGTGGAGACACACAAGATATTGTCACTGCAACTAAACAAATTATTAAAAATTGTTGCCTTGATGAAGATCTTGATACAACTGACCTACCAGCATTTGATGTTGAAATGTTATTTTTAAATTTACGAGCGCGCTCAGTAGGTGAAGTAATAACAGTTGGAATGAAGCACCCAACAGCTGATGAAAAAGATGGGTGTGATGGCACCACACAAGTTGAAATTAATTGTAATGATATTAAATTACATATTAATAAAGACCATAAAGATCTGATTGAACTTGATGATAAAGTATCAGTGCAATTAAGATATCCAGATATTGATAGAATGACAAGACCAGCAGAGGAATCACAAATGGATTCTATCTTTCAAATTACCAAAGCATGTATTGCTGGAATATATGATAAAGAAGAATATCATGATATTAAAAATAGTTCTGAAGAAGAATTGGAAAATTTTATTTACAGTCTAAATCAAAATCAATTTGGTAAGATTGTTGCTTATTTTAATACTATGCCTAAATTGAGACATGAAGTATCTTGGTCTTGCGAAAAATGTGGTAAAAGTGACAAAGTAGCCTTGGAGGGGCTACAGGCTTTTTTCGGTTAATGCTCAGTCATAATAATTTAGTTAACTATTATAAAACCATTTTTTCTCTAGTACAGAATCATAAATGGAATTTGACTGAGTTAGAAAATATGATGTGTTACGAAAGAGACCTTTATGTTGCCCTCTTAATTGAACATATAGAAGAAGAAAATCAACGTATGGAAGAAGAAAGACAAAAATATGGCTGAGACAGTAAAAACAGATCCGAAAGAAATGTCTAAACACCAAAAGTGGCAAGCACAAATGGCGAATGGCATAGAAGGCCAGACGGACATTGCCAGCAATACGGCAAAGGGAATAGAAGAAGTAGGGGAGCTGATAAGAATAAGCAGCCAGGTCAATTATAAGGCTTTAACCCGGCAATCCGATATACTTTTTAAGGTCGAAGCCAACACATTTAGAACTGCCGATCTCTTTGCTGAATACCTTGACTTTATTAAAGATGCTGAACGAAAGCGATTAGAGGCAGCAATGGAAGCCGCTCGTTTAGCTAAAGATAAAGATAAAGGTGGTGGAGGAGGTGGAGCACCATCCTTAGGTGGCTTAGATTTTAGTTGGGGTGGTTTGGCTGCCGGAGCAATAGGAGGAATAGGTGCTGCTGTACTGGCATTTAAAGATCAATGGGTAGGTTGGTTTTCTGGTAAGGACGCAAATCCTGGTAAAGATTTAAATACTGCCCGAAAAGGATTTTTTCAAAGTCTTAAAAGCTTTTTTGGATTTGGTGATAAAGATGTTAAAGATCTCGGAAAAGCCAAAAATAGTATGTGGTTTAATTTTAAAAAGTACTTTGGTTTTGAACAAAAATTTCCTAATGAACTCGCTAAACAAAAGGCTGGATTTGCGGATGATATAGCAAAGTTTTTAAAATTTGAAAATGCTGCTGATGGTCTCGCATCAACTAAGAAAGCAAACTTTACTAAAGCTCTAGGTAGAATGGCTTCATGGGCTTCTGATACTGAAAAATTAACAGATGCAAATAAATTGAAGTTCTTCAATACACAAAAGAATATGTTAAAGTGGTTAGATACGGCTGAAGATTTATCCGCTGCTGATAAAGCCGGCTTTTTGAAAAAGCAATCTAAAATGTTAGCATGGATGGCTGAACATACTGACGGTATTGATAAAGATAAACTAAAGTTTATAAAATCTCAATCTAAGATGTTATCTTTTGCTGCCGATGCAGAAGGATTATCCGACGCAGCTAAAATAAAGTTCTTGAAGAAGCACTCTAAAATATTAGATATAGGTGAAGGGGCTATAGATGCAAGTAAAGTAGCTAAAGATTCTTTCTTTGCGAAACAATTAAAAATGCTAGGATTAGATCCAGCAGATGTTGACGGTGTTGAATTAAAAAAGCAAGGCATGTTTTCTAAAATGAAAACTAAAATTTTCAATATAGGTGATGATGTTGCTGAAGGTATATCAACTGCAAAAAAAGGTTTTACCACAAGGTTTGGGTCATTCTTTAAGATGCCGCAGTTTGCTGAAGGTAGTAAGTTGATGCAAGTAAAGACTGGGTTCTTAACTGCTATTGATAATATCTTTGGGACTATGTTAAAAATTACTAAAGGGTTTTTCAAATTAGTAAACGTACTTAACTTTGGTGCTCTAGGATTTTTAAACGCGGAAGCTTTAGCTCATCCAATTAAAACTTTTAATTCTTTTAGAGATTCATTTAAAGGCGCATTCGGACCTAAAGACGGCATCCTTACAAAAGCTGCTAAAACATTTAAGTCTATAATAGCCCCTTTAACTGATTGGGTTAAGCCATTAAAAGACATTTTAGGTTTTGTAGGTAAGATTGCAAAAGTTATTGGTAAAGTATTCATTCCTATTGGGTTCCTTTTTTCTGCGTTTGATGTAATAAGTAGTATTGTGGATGGATATAAAGAAGGTGGTATTACAGGCGCAATAGGAGCCGGTATAGAGTCTGTATTCGACGATGTATTGTTTGCTATACCAAATCTATTAGGTGAAGCGGTTGCTTGGATATTAGAAAAATTTGGATTTGAAAATGCAGTAGCATTTATTGATAAAAATCTAAGAGATAAAGATGGTAACTTTTCTTTATTTACTGGTATCAAAAAAATATTTACAATGGCAACCGATGCACTTTATGATAATGTTCTCGACCCGATTTTTCAATTCATTAAAAGGATTCCTCAATATATTGCAGGAATAATGATGTCTATGGGAAAAGCCGGAAAGATGGCAGCAGAGTGGATGTTTGATGAAGATTCAAAAGCTTTCCAAATGGCTAAAATGGAAAGAGAAGATCCAGAAGCATATAAAAAACTTATGAAAGCCAATGAAGAATATAGGATAAAACAGAGAGAATTAGAAAGAGCACAGAGAGATGCTGATAGGGCAAAATCTGTTTATAATGATAATTCAACAAACATCAATAAAAGCGAAGGCGTCGTCCTCGCGGAAGACATGGAAACAGCATCTAAGAAAAAGGGAAAAATCTGATTAAAAGTGGTCACCCAGTAGATGACCACTAAATGAATGATTATTCTTCTTCAGCTAATTTAGCAAAGTAAGAAAGAGTATCTCCTTCTCCAGAATCCATACTACCCTGATCCAAATTATCATCTTGTGCACTTACAGTTGGTTGCGGTGCAGGCCTATTAGGAACTCCACCATCAAAAGGTACACTAGTATGATCAACAGGACCTATCACTGTATCTTCAGCTCTCTGCATAGAAGGATCAATTCCTTTACCAAGAACTTTATTTAAACGTGAGGATAATTCTTCATATGACTTGAAGTTATCAGGCTTCAAAAAGTCTTGAAGTGAATACTGTTGTTTCCAAATTCTTTCCATGTCATCGTCATTTTCTGACAATGGTGTAGGAGCAGCAAATTCAGCTTTATCATAATTTGTAAAGCCTTCTACCTTACGAATCTTCAATTTGAAGTTCGCTCCTTCCCAGAAATCAAAAGGATTAACAGGTGTTTCGTCCTCAAACTGAGGATTCATCTGATCATTGACTTTATCAAAGATCTTCTTCCCGAATTTAAAAAGGAAAACTTTTCCTTCATTTTCAGGACGCTTTGAATCTTCAACTACCATAATATTGGCATAATAAGTCAAACGTCTTTTCTGCTTACGAACAATATCTTTATTCGCTTCTACACCTGTAGCCCAAAGACCTGAATTATATTCAGAAACTGGATCCTTCTTACCAAGAGTAGTAAGACTGTTTTCAATATACCATCCACCTGGTCCTTGAAAACCATGATTGAAAACACGAACCCAAGGAAGATCTTCTCCTTCAATAGGGGGCAAGAATCTGATGACTGCATAACCGTTTCCAGCCTTATCTAAGTCGGCTTTCCAAAAACGTTCATCTACACCAAATCCGGGATTGTTGATTTTATTAAGCTCTTGGCTGAGGTGGCTTAATGAGGAACCTCTTTTTTTCTTCATATCTGCGAACGACATATTTCTCCTTATAACTGCTTTGTTTCGTTGTATACGCTTTATTCACTTAATCATAATATAACATATATTATATAACATTCTTTATTAAATGTCAAGAACTTTTTTCAAGCTTTTTCTGCTTGCTTCAAATTCATGAGTAAAGAATGGCTTATATTTCACACACTTCTTATAGTAGTCCGGCCACACGATTGGGTCCTGAAGATCTCTATTAAATTTGGGTATGAAACATAAAATATCATCTAGGATGATAAAAGATTCAATGTTTATTTTTTTCGCTAAAGCATAACGAAGAATAGGTGGATGTTGTCCATCTACTACTTCAAATAAAGCATTGAACTCATTCGAATCATCTGACATGATGCTCGAACAATCTTCACGAAAAATGTATTGTAAACTCTCAATACGTTTCCGCCAGTCACGATAGGTTGAAACACACTTTTCACCAAAAGCATCCCCTATCCACATATTTATATCACTTAAAAAGTTCGATACTAGAAAATCTCTTAATTCTGGATCTGGATATTCTCTAGATAATTTCTTAAAAAAGAATCGCTCTCTTCGTTTATTAAACGACTCAGGTGTAACATTACATTTACCATTATACTTAAAGTAATCGTAATCTGTAGTAAAATGTAATTTAAGAGAGGTATAAAGACTATAACACTCAAATTCATTCATGGCATTTGGAATAGGGCGGTTACCCAATCAGGTGGTTGTGTTCTAGCAAAGACGACCCATCCAATATAAGGATGAGGTTTTCTATTTCTGAGGTATTGGTCTATAAAATAATTCATTGATCCGCCAGTCGTTAATACATCATCAGCAATTAGAATTGGATGATCATTATTATGAGTGGCATAATCATTTAAACAATCTGCTAATGTTATACCACCACGTGGAATCCCAATAGCTTGTTTAAATGGTGGACATCTCTCCCATATCATTTTCGCGATGCATTTCCATTCAGCTATATCAATAGCATCACATTCAATTTTCCAACTTAAAGTATCACCAGAGTGTCCGACAAAATCTACTTCTTGAAATAAGTGTGTATGTCTACCAACTCTATTATTCAAGTGACTCCTTCATTTCTAAAATAGTTTCAACTGGATTATCAGATTGTGTTATTGCTCTTCCGAGCACAATATAGTCAGCACCTAATTCCTGTGCTTCTTTTGGACTAGTGGTTCTGACCTGTCCGCTATGGAAAGGTTGGCCT